TTTTTCAAAATACTCTTTTGCAGCAGAATAACCAAGATCAATTAAATTACGTTTCTGTTCTTCATTTAAAGAAAAATTAATAGTACTAGTTATACTCTGCGCTTCTATACCTACACTATGATCTCTATATTTATAAGACAAAGTTGTTTCTTTCTCTTTTTGTACCATATAACATGTAATTAAATGTCCTAAATAATTATAAAAAGAATCAATCGATTCATCCATTTGATGAAATTCACCACGTGTTACTAATTTTAAACCTAAAACATTATCTAATTTACCATCATATTCTTTTATAGGATAATTATTTATTAATCCACCATCTACATAACATTCACCACAATATTTTGTAACTGTAAAAACTAAAGGAATTCCAATTGACATTCTAATAGCTCGTGTAATTTTTAAAGTTGGGGTAGAATTTTTATCAAAAACTTTTGTTGTATATTTATTTAAATTTGTAGCAACAACTCTAAAATTAACCCCAAAGTTTGTATAAATATCAGAAAATGTAATATCTTTAGAATACCCTTTTCTAATAATTAAAGTTTCAATCCAATTTACAATTCTTGTCCCAGAATCAAACCCATACCTTTGCAAAAAATTTTTTATACGCAATTGTTTTAAATCTGATAAATTTTTTGATACAATTTCATCAACAAATTCATCATATGTATATCCTAATATATACAATAATCCTACTATACTTCCAACCGATACACCCATAATTTCCTGAATAGTTATACTATATTCTTCTTTTGTCTTTAATTCATCCAAATATTTTAACGCACCTATATACGATATACCCTTTACCCCACCACCACTTAATATTAAGGTGTTTACTATTTTTTTCATATATTATACTTAATAATAAAATATATTATACTTAACGTTATTTAAATAAGCTCTTTAAGAAAAAACTTCACTAAAACTCATATTCTTTGCTCCTTTTATATCATATACCTTTTCTGAAAAATCCAAATCATTCATATATAATGTTATATTTTTATACAAACTTAAATTAATATCATGTTTATATTCTAAATAATTTAAAAATATATCAAACCTTTCAACTTTGTCAAAATAATAACAAAAATACCTAACATATTCCGTTATATCAAACACATCATCGACATCATCAAGATCTTTTGTTAAATGACAATTTACAATTAAATTTTTAGCAGATAAACATATATCACTGTTTAGTTTAAAATCTAAAATATGTTGTTGTATATTTTCATCTACGTCTGATGAAAAAACAATCTTGAAATTTTTATTATTTTTAATTACATTATACGTTATATAATGATATAATACATGTATATTACTTGTTTCAACCATATTATCTGACCTTTGTGCAAAATATAAATATACTTCTACAAATACCCTAGCTACTTGTAAAAAAATTTTAAAAATACAGTTGTAAATCACATTAAAATTCATATTTCCGAAATTCATATTTATTTAAAAAGAATATACTATTAATTTTAAATGGATTTCTTTCAATTTTTACAAAAATCAACAGATGATTCCGATATAACAACCCTTAATTCTTCTGAAAAATTCGTTAGACAACAAGGTACCTTACAGATGGCGAACCCATCTGTTCGGCAAGGTACCTCACAACCTATAGACGAGTCAAAAAAAAAAACAAACTCGTGTGAAATAGAACAAAATCATTTATATATAAAACGTGGAGATATGGTCAAAATTATCAATGTTCCAAATAGTATTTTAAATACTTACAAAGGATATATTGGCGAAATTAAAAACTATAAAAAAGATCAAGATTTTGCATTAGTTTTTTTACACGGTATAGCATCAGCTACCATTATAAAATTTCCTCTTTTACATTTAATAAAATACAATCCGTAAATGTAGAAATTACTTTAATTCAAATGTGTATAAGTAATAGTTTTTTCACCTACTAATACTTCACATATTGTAGAATTAGAAATGTTGAATAATTCTTTAGATTCACTTGTATTGTTTTTATTTATAACATAAAAACATTTTTGTTCTCTTGGATTTTTATTCAATAATACTACAAATACATCACGATATATATCTTTAACATCACCACTTGATATATAAAAAAACCATGTTTCGTTAGTTGATTTTAATTTTAAATTTTGACACATTTTATTAAATGTTAAAAGACCACTTTTTATTGTGTCGTCTTTTACTGTGTCGTCTTTTACTGTGTCGTCTTTTACTGTGTCGTCTTTTACTGTGTCGTCTTTTACTGTGTCGTCTTTTATTTCTTTATTATAATTTACTAATTTGTTAATATTATAATTCTTACAATTCAAAGTTAACTGTAATTTTAAACCACGTTCTATAAATTCGACACTTTCGTCACCGGCGTCAGTAATTGTATCTTGTCGAACTAAATTCGTCGTATCAATACAATAATATACATCTAATAAACATTTTTCATTCATATTAGATTTTGTGTATTTTATATTTATTTATAAATTTTTTATTTTTTTTTGCCTTATTTTTTTATGCATGTATAATAATATATGTATACTAAATATGAAAATTATACATCATCTTCTGGACTATCTACAAAAATGTGGGGTCCAAGTGGTTGGTATTTCTTATTCTCCTGTGTTATGGGAGGATATCCACCACATATAAACGAAAAGGATAAACATCATTTAGTTATTAAAAAACATTTTAAAAACATGATATTAAGTTTAGGATATACAATGCCTTGTATATTTTGTCGAGAATCATTTAAAAAATTTTGCGTAGAATTACCTATAGAAAACTCTATGGGATCACGTATGGATTTAATGAAATGGTTATACGATATCCGAGACAAAGTTAATAAAAAGTTAATTGCGCAAGAAAAACAATGTTACAATAATGAAAAACTTCGTTTAAAAAAAATTTACTATTCCAGACCACCTACAAAACAAAGAAAAGAAATGTATTATAAAAAATTAGAAGAATTTAAACAAAAAACTCTAATAACACAATCATCACCTCCTTTTAAAGAAGTTTTGGAAAAATATGAAAGTATCAGAGCAGTTTGCTCTAAACAATCTAAAACTTGTAGTTTACCAAAAAATTAAAAATAGTTTAACCATTTTTTATAATTTTCTTCCGGTATATCACGCGGATTCGGGATATAATCTTCTATTTCATTTAATTTGTAATTTGTATTTTGTGTTTTATTTAAATAACTAACATAATCATTGTAAACTACTGCAGCTTTGACTTCTGTAGTATAAACTCCTAGAAAAATAATCTTATTATCATAACTTACTCTCGATGCCCATTTATTATTCGTTACACACCACGAAACACCATTGTATATACTTAATTTATTAGAATGTGTTTTAATGTCAACTGGTGTTTTTGTTCTTTCCATTTTAATTTTGATATTATATTTAATTAAGATTTTTATCTTTAAAATACGTTTTTAATTAAATAATTACTTTTAGAAAAAGTAATATCAAAAAAATCAAATAAGATTTTCTTTTATTTAGACACCGTGAACTTGCTCCCCAATTTGGGGGAGCAAGATTTTGTAATCAATATCATTTGTAAAATGTTTTTCTACTACGCGTTTACAATGATCTCTTCGACTAAAACCTAACCATTTCCATACATCATCCATATCAATTATAAAATCTGTTTTACAATCGTATTTCAAGTAACAATAAAAACTTGCTATAAATAATTGTTGGTCAGAATCACTAAACGTTTCTTTGATCTTATCAAGTAATTTAGTTTGATAATCATTAGATAATTTTTCTAAAGGATTGTTTTCTATTAAATTTACAATATCAAGTCTTTCGTGAGTCATTTATTTATATAAATTATTGTATTTATATAATTTATAATAACTGTTATTTTTAAATTCGTTTTGTAAAAATCAACATTTTTTGTTAAAAATAACAAATAAGATGATCTTTTATTTAGACACCGATTTCGAATTGTCTTCGCAATTGAGCAGGACTTTGCTCATAACTGCTTTGATTCCATGGTCCAACGCTTTCTTTAGGCACTGGTGGTAAGGATCTTATATCGTGATACGGTATCTTATTACTCTGCATCACTGTATTAACCCCGACGTGATATCCACTAATTAAGAAATTTTGTTCCTTTAATAATTTAGATACTGGGTTTTCTTTGGCGAATTCGTTTGCATCATCGTATTTTGGCAACAAATCTTCTGCTCCTAATTGAGTAGTTCCTGCAACAACTTTATCAATTTGTTTTTGTTGTTCATCGATAATGACTGGTTGTTCTTGTTGTGGTTCTACTCCATCACCTAAAGCTAAAGAAGCTTGTTGAAGAACAGGTTCTTTTTGTTCTGGTATTTCAGTATATTGTACTGTATCTACACCAGTAATGTTTTCTAAACTTTCAAAAAACGAACCTTTCATATATACATATATAATAACAATAATAATAACTGATAGTAAAAAATATAACATAGCACATAATTGAAGAAAATCTAATATTTTCGCCATACTTTTGTTTTAATCTAGTATAATAAAATAAATTTTTTTTTATATTTAATTTAAATACCCACCTTAAATTTAAAAATAAAAATTATTACATTAATAAATTATATTTAACTTATGTATAGTGATTTAGAAGAAGAATACGAATACGAATACGAATACGAATCAGAATTTACATATGATGATTTTTTGGATTATTATAAAGATGATGTGTTATATATGTTAGAAGAACTCAAGTCTAGATTTACAGGCTCACCTTTTTTTATGTCTAATGTAAATTTACCTATATTAACAGATTATATAATGATGCGTATAGTAAAAAAACCAAACAAAATACAAAATTCATTTATTAAAGATAGTCTCCGTATTTTTCATACTTACTATAAACAAGAATTAGAAATATCCTATAACATTATTTCTAAATTTTTAAAACGTTTTAAAATTACATTAGAATACAATTCTTGGTTATATTTTTGTTATACATATACAGATTTATACGAAATTAAAAATTACTTTTGACATAATATATACCTACCTTTATTTTGCGCTTATCCCAACTGATAAGCATATTTTCTTAATTCTTTGTTTTTAAACTATTATATAAATTCTAAAAATATAAACTAAATACATTCGTTACGAATATTTATATTATATAATTTATATAATATATGATATTATCCATTGATATAGGTATTAAAAACTTATCTTTGTGTTGTATAAATTACGAGACCAAAACTGATATGGAATCTTATACAATACAATTATGGAATGTATATGACACCTTAGATACAGAAGATTATTTTTGCAATGGTATTAAAAAAGATGGGGATCTTTGCAAAAAAAAATGCGCTTATAAATATGGTACCTTGCCGTCTAACGACGTCGTCGATATAGGTACCTTGTCAAATAAAGAAGTAGTTTTTTGTTGCAAAACACATTTTCCTAAAAATTTATTACCATTAAAAAAAGAAAATCATTTTAAAAAACGATTAGTCAATGATTATTTATTACAAGATATTGCTAAAATTGTCCTAACTAAATTGCAAGATATTTATAATGATAAGATCCACATTTTTAATCAAATTACTAGTATCATTATAGAATTACAACCAAAAATCAATCAAAAAATGAAGTTTATTTCTCATATTATTTATGGTAAATTAGTTGAATTATATTACAATACATCTACAACTATTCGTTTTGTAAGAGCCTCTCAAAAATTAAAAGCATACACTGGGCCTCAAATGGAGTGTAAACTTAAAGGAACTTATGCTAAAAGAAAATGGCTTAGTATACAATATGCGCGTTGGTTTTTACAAAATCGTTTTTCAGATTCTCAAAAAAATACATGGATGTCACATTTTGAAAATCATAATAAAAAAGATGACATTTCAGATACATTTTTAATGTGTATTAATGCAATCTATGGTATACCTAAACGGCAAACGACTGATAAAAATGGAAAATGTATAAAATAACATTTTGCGCGTTTAAAATAAAATGTACATTAAAATGGATTTGGTGAATATTTTTTTATTGTTTAATATATATGTCTTATTTATTAAATATAAAATTATTTAACAATTTGTTTAAAAACAATTGGTATGGAGAATGGATTTATATAAACGATGTTGCTATCGGGGAATCTTATAATTTTAGTTATAAAAAAATATCAATCACTGAAATTATAAACTCAGAAAGTTCAAGTTCAAGTTCGAGTTCAAGTTCAAGTTCAAGTTCGAGTTCGAGTTCAGAGTCTGAAGATGAAGAAAATATTAGTTTATTAAAGGAATTATTAAAAACGTGTATAATTGATTCTAAAGTTGTAGTTGTTATTTACGATTGGGTGTCTAATACAGCATATTTAAAAACAGGTTTTACTATTTCGGAAAGTGGAGAACCTCTTGATATAAAATACAGGCCTGGGTTTACTAGTTTTATAGTATCGTCAAGGGCTCCACCTATTAAAAAGGAACTTGACGATTTTGTAAAATGTGAAGGAAATGATTTTGTATTAAAAAATCAAAAATTTATACCAGTTGGGTTTAATGCATATTGGTTGGGATTCAATGAAAAATATACGTATCCTACAAATGATCAAATTGAAGAAATGTTTATAGTAGCACATATTTTAGGAGCTACTGTTATTAGATCACATACACTTGGGTTTTCATCGGGTACATATAATTCATTAAGGCCATATAATAATTATATAAATTATCACGCTTGGGTACCAATAGATTATGCATTTTTGATGTCAAAAAAATACAATATACGTTTAATTTGTCCTTTAACGGATAGTTATAATTATTATCATGGAAATTATGGGGATTTCTGTAAAACAAGAGGTTTATCAAAAGAAGCTTTTTGGACAGATCTTAATGTACGCTCTGATTTTAAAGATTACATATCACAATGGCTTCATCACATTAATCCTTATACTGGAAAAGCAATCAAAGATTCACCTGAACTATGTATGATAGAATTAGGAAACGAATTAGGAAATATACGTCCTTATAATGGAAGTAAAACTATACCTACAAAAGAATGGATAAGCGACATCTCAGCTTATATTAAATCAATTGATAATAATCATCTTGTATTAAGTGGAACTGACGAAAAATTAGGGGAATGTGGAGAATTTGAAATCTCCACATTAGATTGTTATAGTAATCATTTTTACTGTAAAGATAATATGCGTCTTAAATCACAATCTGATTGTGCAAAACAAGTAAACAAACCTTATATTATTTCAGAATTCAATCCTCACTTTGATAAAAATTGGTTTATAAATATAGAATCTAATACTAATATAAAAGGTACAATTTTTTGGAATATGCATCCCCACGAATTAGGTTATAGTCGAGGACTACCTGTAGAACATAATGATGGATATACATTACATTATCCTGAAAATAGAGTCAAATTATTAATTATCTCAAATCATTTCAGGAGAATGCAAGGACTCCCTGAAATAACAGAATTATAAATATAAGAACGCGTTTTCACGTTTTACGGTTATCCTACTGTTACACATACACAGGATTTAGTACTTGTACTTGTAGTATCTGGAATTTGTATTGTAGTTGTTGTAGTTGTAGTTGTAGTTGTACTTGTAGTATCTGGAATTTGTATTGTTGTTGTAGTATCTGGAATTTGTATTGTAGTTGTAGTTATAGTTGTAGTTGTAGTTGTAGTTGTAGTATCTGGAATTTGTATTGTATTTGAATTTTCTTGAACTTCAGGTAGACCTTCTGGAATTTGACTAATTATACTCCAATCATTTAATGGACCATCAGCAAATGTATCTTTATATGTATTTAAAGGATTTGGTTGTAATTTAGTTCCACCTGTTAAAGTTCCATTTGTAGAACTTTTAACTGAACAACTAAAACAATTATTATAACTTTCTTGTTGAGCAAAATCGAGTGATGGAATCCAAGTCCAACTACATTTACCATTTATAACTTCAGGTAGACCTTCTGGAATTTGAAATGCAACACTACTCCAATCTAATTTTGGACAATCGTAAGCTATTGTAATAATAGTAAAATCATCAGTATCACCATTAGCAATAGATAAAGAACAACCTCCTCCACCGTGAAGTGCATTTCTATCATTATCACAAAATTGTGTAGCTTGTTCTTTGTTAGAACCAATAGGCGCTTCTCCGCAAATAATAGGAACATTTAATGTAGTCCCTGGTAATAATTCTAAAATAACTGCATTATCTTTTCTCGGATTTCCTTTACAAAACCAATTAATTGTGTCTGGTGTCATTGGGTTTTCTAATTCGTATAATGGTTTACCTCCATCCCATACAGATGGATTACTAAAAATTAAATGACTTGTAACTGTTTGTAAAAATAAAAATATCATTTTAATTATAATATTTTTTATATTTAAATCATTTTGTAGCGGTTATTTTTGTCTCTCAAATGTTTATTTAAATTATATTTTTGATTAAAACAAGATTTACAAAAGAAACAAGTACTATTTACATTATCTTCTTTCATTTGTAAATCTTGTTTTAATCAAAAATAAAAATCTAAAAATAAAAAAAAGTAAAAAAATCTATAAAAAAATTTTGTAACACTAAAAAAAAAAATTCCCCCCCAATTCCTGAAAATCATTCCAGAGGCATTTTCAAAGATGTTTAAAATATCGTTATAAATATGTAAAAATACATCTAAAATATTTTTTTATGGTTTGATTCTCAGGAATGACTTTTGAGACGATAAACCAAAAAATTACTGGAATGACTGATTTATATATAAATATGTTTTGAATATCTTAAAATTTAAAAACCATTCTGGTGTTTATATAGTAATTTATAAGCGGTTATAATCGAAAAATAAAAAGTTGAGAATAGATAAGTTATAGTATGATAGAAAGAGATTTTGAAAAATTATCATTGCGTAAATTTAAAATGAAAAATATTTTACCAGATGCGACCATACTTATCCTTGGAAGAAGGCGGAGCGGAAAGAGCTTTCTAACAAGAGATATTTTTTACCATCATAAAAATATACCATCTGGAGTTGTATTTTCTGGAACAGAAGAAGCTTCGCCATTTTTTGGGAATTTTATACCAGATTCGTTTATTCACTCAGAATACGACCCTGAACTGATGGAAAGTATAATGAATCATCAAAAAAAGAAAATAAGAGAAGCTAAAGCCGATGGATTATCTGAATCCGGAAAACATGCTAGTAATAATCTTTTTATAGTTTTAGATGATATGTTACACGATGCTCAAAATTGGAAAAAGGAAAAAACTATTAAAAGTATTTTTTTCAACGGTCGTCATTATAATTTTTTATTCATTTTAACAATGCAATACCCATTAGGTATTACTCCAGAATTACGTAGTAATATAGATTACGTTTTTATATTTAACGAACTTAGTCTTAAAAATAGACGAAAAATATACGATGATTACTGTGGGATGATACCAAGCTTTACGCACTTTTGCAACATATTAGATGCATGTACACAAGACCACGAATGTCTGGTCGTAAAAACGTCAACTAACAGTAATGATTTACGAGAACAAATTTTCTGGTATAAAGCAGATGCTCATCATAATTTTCAAGTAGGACATCCAAAATTATGGAAATATCATTCTTCTAATTACAATAAAAATTACGAAGATGTAGAACATAAAGACCAAGTAGAAGTGGATAAACTAAAAAAGAAATTTGCTAAAACACAAAAGCTTAAAGTCATTGTTTCAAGACAAGGTGATATTGTTGGTTATAAACAAGACGATTAAACATAATTTTACCGAAGAAAAAGAATATGCATTTAAAATCTTATTTAAAAATAAAATATTATATTATATTATAATATACTTTTACCAAATGAAAGAAATAATTGAAGAAAAAACCAAATTAATTGAAGAAAAAAACAAATTAATTGAAACCAATGAGATTAAAACAAATAGTTAATGCCACACTTTTCATCAGTTCTATTGCATTAATTGCATGTAACTCCAAATCAAAAGAAAATAAACAGTTACTGCCAATTTTCGGCGAAAAAAAACTAAGTAATACAGATACAATATATCATACTATTAGCCAATTTAGTTTTATTAATCAATACAACGAGACAATTACAAACAAAACAGTTGCAGGTAAAATATATGTGGCCGATTTCTTTTTTGCAACCTG